CGAGATTAATTCTCTGGGTGACAGTCGTGACATGTCTTCACCGCCTCCTGCGTTTTTGCCGGAATCCGGGGTGATGACAACCGTTTTCTTCGGCATGACGGAGGCATAGTCTTCGATGAGCGCGAGGTCGGTGATGTTCCGCTTTGCGGCCCAGTCTTTCAGGAGGTTCACGCTAACGTTGTTCTTTTCGGCGATACCGGTGACCGCCATTTCGAATTTACTGATTTTGGCTTCTGCCAGTTCAGCTGTGTGCGTTGCTTTTTCGGCCTGGAATTTTTCGACCTCCGCGTTGTGGGTGCGGATGTCGGCAGCCAGTTTTTGCCGGCGCTGGGTGAGGGTTAGTTCCTCGGGCTTTTCTTTAACGGATTCAAGCTCAGCCAGTTCCTTTTCCTGTTCGGCCTTCAAAATTTTGGCCTCTCGTGCTGAAAGGTCGGATTTTATCGTCTCGATTTCTTTGGTCTCCCTGCCGGTCTTCATGCGGTCGTCGTGTATCGCTTTTTCGATAAGAGCTTTGATTTCCGGGGAATCCGGGATGATTGCGGCGGCTTTTTCTGCCGGAGGCTGCTGAGTACCGGCACCTTGAGAGCCGTTCGAGGAGCTTTCGCCTGTCGTCTGGCCGTCTGTGCCTGCGCTAGCCATGTCCGTATTCGCCATAAAGTGATGACCTCCCTTGAATATAAAAAAGCCCCGCGTTGTTATTCCGCGGGGCTTTATTAGGACCATTAGTTGTTAGAAGGCCTGAATCTGGAAAGCTTGCAACCCGGGTGTATAATTGTTCAACATTTGCTGGGTTTAGGAGACATTTATTATGAGGATGACGGTCTTGGTACTAGGTGTTTTATTCTGTGTCATTGAACTCTTAGCGATGTTTGCATTCCAATCTCACACTTGGATGTCTTTCAGGCTCAACCTCTTTGGTCTTGCGACTGAATTGAATTTGCGGTATCTTCTCGCTTTCTCCGGAATAATGTGTTTTATCGGTTCAGTATTTGCTCTAGATCGGCCTAAAGTATCATTCACCATTTTGCTATCATCATTGCTCGTGTATGGTTCGCTGGTATTGGGCTTGTATTTGCGATTTCGAGATAGTATTATCGCCGAGCGTAATTGGATGCCCAGTCCTCTTTTTGATATTGAGCTGGCTGCATGGTTCTCGGTATTACCTTTGATTTTGGTTTTATTAACTTTGATAACCATGCTTAGGCTTTCCAAGACAAAAGCTGTCGCCTGATTACATTTCCTTTTTCGTCTAGCGTTTTATTCGCTTGAGTAATGGATATAAGTGCCCCCCTTACCTCCCTCGCCGCCTCTTCAAGCGTCAGATATCTTTCTTTCATATTGTCTTCACCAGTCTGCCCCACTACTCCTCCCGTGTCATGCCGGAGCGGCATCCGGCATCCAGAATCTGCGTTTGTCATTGCGAAGCCACGCAGTGGCTGTGGCAATCTCGTACCCCAGGTTGTCATCCCGGGCCGAGACCCGGGATTCATTTCCTTTGCTTTGTCGAGCGCAGCGAGACAATTAACAGACGTAGCCGTCTCCCGGCTGAACGCTGACAGCTTCACGTTTCATTGCGTCTTTACCTGCCTTCCCCCGCCGAACACCGGCACCGCCTGGATGGCCGCCGGCTTGGCGACGGTGTTCTGCTCGAGGTTTACCGCCATCGGTTGGCTTTCCGAAGTCTTGCGCTGTTTCATGATGCTGATGATGCGTTCGAGGATAGTCCGCGCCAGCAGGTCGTTCCAGTCTTTGGTTTCCTTATCGTCGGACGCTTCCTGCGCCTTGATGAACCCCCGCATCTGGTTTTCGAGTGCGATAATGGGGTCCGCTTTCGCGGCCTGTTCTATGGCTATTTGCGCCCTTTCGCCGGCCGGATCCCGAAGTATCAGCACCTGGTCCTGTTTGTATTCCTCGGAAACGTGGTCACCCAGAGCGTTGCATATCGCGGCAGCGCCGGCCATCTGTTCCTGGGAAGATGTGTAATAGCGGTATTTGATGACATATTCCCCGTTGAGGTCCACCGGTGAATGTGTGCGCCGGTGCCCTTCCTCCCCAAGTTCCAGCTTTTCCCCGAACCGCTGGAACTGTCTTATCTTCATCTTGCCCGATGATTGACATAATGCGGCAAGCGCGTTGAGGCGCGGCAGCATCAGTTCTTCCCTGCCGCTGGTGAGGCGTGCGATAGCAACGGCTGATAGGGGCAGGCTGATAGTCCCGTAGTCCATGGCGGAGAACGACCCGCGGTCTATCTGCTCCTGGATCATCTCGGCATAGCGCAACGTCGAATTCGCCACGTCGGGCCGAGGTATCAATTCGGCGGGCTCTTTCGTCTGAAGCATCACACCGGTCCCTGCCGGGTATTCTGCGGGCAATGCCTGGTAGTCGCCGTCGGCCGGTGAAGGAAATTGCAGGTCGGGGGCGATGGACTTTGAAGACAGGGTTTTCAGGTTGGAGGCGATGAAGTTCTTCTCGTCGAAAAGATAATGTCCGTCTCCTGTGCGCAGCGAGTGCATTATCGAATCCCCGAGCCGCAGGTAATAATCCGGGTCTTTAAGCGCGGAGGATGTGGATGGGAAAGCTATCACGAACGGCGGGTAGCCGTAGCCGTTGGGCCTTTCGTCTACCTGGTGTCCGTCCACGAATATGGCTTCGCTGTTTTCGTCCCAGAAGTCCAGCACTGCGCCGGTCGTTCCGGTGATACGGTATCCGAACTCGCTCTCGACGTCGGCGGCGGTGCGCAGGGTTTCCACGCATCCCCACATCATCTTGCCTTCGGTCAATTCGTAGGTGAACCAGCGGGAGTCGATGGGACGGGAATCGGGGATGAGACGGCCGTTCTCGACGCGCAGCAGGTTTTGTTCGACGATAGGGCCCCTGGCGCATACCAGCTCGGCGTGCTGGGTGAACGCGTCGGCCTCGCCCTTGGCCCCCAGTCTTGCGTCGATTTCGAACTGCAGGTCGTTCAGGAAGTTTTCGATGGCTGACGTCTTTTCGCCGGGCAGTTTGCAGGATTCGACGAGCACCTGGCGGGAAACGGAGGTTATCCGGGAGACAGCTTTGTCCAGGAACTGTGCAGCGTCGAGCAGCGTGACATGATAAGCCTTGTCTATCTTTTTGCCGTCCACGCCCAGCATCTGGTACGGCTTCGAATGGAACATCGCCGCGTCCCCGTCCATCCTGTCGAACATCGGCGATAGTTCGCTCTGTTTGTTCGTGATTAATTCTAGATAGTCCATATTTCCTCGTCGGTCCCCGCCACTCCGCGTGTCATCCCGGGCCGAGACCCGGGATCCATTCATCCCGGTTGTCATTGCGAAGCCATGCAATGGCTGTGGCAATCTCGTACCCCGCCACTCGTTCCTCCGCTCTCGGCTGGCTGCTGCCCGCTGATAGCTCGTCCTCACCACCCCCGCCTTCACTCGGGTCCCTTGCTTGCAGTCGCTGTTTCCGGGGTGAAATCGCTCAATATGTACCTCATGCAGTCCATGAGGTGGAACTTGGCTTTGTCTTCTATCTCGTTGGTTATGATGCCGTTCGGGTCGACTTTCCACTTGTACACGGAAAGCTCCGAGAGTGTGAGCGCCATGTCGTCGAAGATGCGTATCTTGTCGAGATCGAACATTCCCCGCACCTTGTCTATGCCCGCTCCCACATTGCCGATCTTGGGTTCTTTTATCGGCCATCCGTGCACTGAATAGCCCTGCCGTATTTCATCTTCCTGGTGGCTTCCTCCCGCTCTGGTATCGACTCTCATTCCGTCGGTGATGCGCTTGAACTCGAGAGCGTGCTGGTAAGTGGATCGCCCTCCCCCCGGCAGGTATTCGTTGAACAGGTAAAAGTAGCCGGTGTCCGGGTCTTTCGCGAAGAACAATGCGGCGGGATTGGCCGAGCCGAAGTCGTGCCCGGAATAGACGAGCCAGCGGGGCGGGATTGCCACGCGCGGCACCTTGCAGATCCGCTCGTTGAAAGCGCTGTAGATGAGTTGCTTCGGCGAGATCTCGTCGTCTTCGGCCATTATCTCCTGTCGGTAGGCAGTCTGGCTCATGTCCGCCGCGACTATCTTGAGTCCTTCTTTCGAGATGAACGGGTTGTCCCATGATGTGAAATGGAACGTGGCCCACAGGCCGGATTCGTCCGCCTGCGCCTTCTTGAAAAGCTTGGAGGCATGGAGCGGGTCTCTTGCTTTGGAGACACCGGCCGAGATGAGTGACGGCGGAGTGTAGATGAACACCGCGTCGCCGTTGTTGTCGAGCAGCATGGGTTGGCCCACCACTTCCCAGGCATCCTCGTTCATCAACTGGTATTCGTCGAGGTAAAGGTCGTCGGCGTAGTCGCCGCGCAGGGTGTCGGCGTTCCACGCGGTTTTGGCTTTAATTCGTTCTTTGGTGCGGGGATTTTCGATAGTACGCGCGGATCTATCAACTTTGAGCGCACCCAGGTCGATGGGTTCTTGCAACGCCCGAAGGCATTCGAACCAGAAGGCATCGGTCTGTTCGGTTGTGGGAGCCGCGTAAAGTTGCCGTCTCTGATGATTAGCGAACCTCTCGACTGCTTGTTTAGCAATCCCGACCGTCTTTCCTCCGCGTCTCCCGGCTTTTATCACTATCCGTTTCTTGTCGCTGATAACGAATGCATTTTGGCACGGGTGCTTTTCGGTATTCCTCGCATGGATTGGGATTTCAGGCATCGGTGACTACTCTGAATGTTATGGGTTCCTTGTCCTTGCCTGTTATCTCCTGCTTGTCTGACATACCTAAAATATTTTTTGCGAGGAATATCTGCATCGACACGTTTGGGTCTCGTCCGCCTTCAGTACCGACGGCGGATTGCCACATCAGGTGGCGGAGAGATGCCCTTCCTGTGTCTTTTCCGCGTTTGTAAGATTCTGCAAAAGCGGGGTCGCGTTTTTTGATATCTGCCAGTGTAGAGCGGTGTATCCCGAAACAAGCGGCGATTTCCTCGTCCGTGGCCTGCATCCCCAACAATTTTTCGAGGTCGATTAATTGTCGCTGGTTAAACCGGATGATTCCATCAAGTCCTTTTTTTAGTTTTTCGATAGCCATGTTTTGTCTCTCCTTTTTATGGTGTCATTGCCGACGAGCGCAGTCCGCCTGGGCGTAGAGGGCGTATGAAGGCAGTGAAAGTCGTGTCATCCCGGGCCGAGACCCGGGATCCATTAACACCATTGTCATTGCGAAGCCATGAAATGGCTGTGGCAATCTCGTTCCCCATCCCTCCACAACCCCCGGTTGTCATCCCGGCGCGATAGCCG